ATAGATAAGTATATCAGCTCGCTTCGCTCGCAACGATAAGCAACCATGATCAATGGAGTGTTGACAGCAGTGTTGAGCTGTGCCATACTATGTGAGTAGTCAAGCGACAGGGATGATGCGAGTTAAGCTGAAAGACACAACATTCATTCTTGGTGATAAGCCGAGTGGTGGCTTGCCAGCACACCTGAAGACACTGTTGTGGTGCAACAAAGTACCAAAGGGTAAGCGTAACAAACCAGCTAAGGTGAACGGCATCCAACATCATGAAGTAAGTGATGCAATAGAGCATGTGTACTACCAACCAGTCAACTAACCGTCCACTCCACCACCCAACCAAGCTCACCACCTGCTATCATTAGTTCATGACTGACACGCTCAACCGTTCACACCTCATCTCTGCTCTTTATCATGAGTATCAGTTTCTGTGTCATGATGACTTCGATCCCGACACTGATCCCACACCTGATGAGTATCTTCTGATGCTTCAACATCTAAGTGATGCTGAGCTTATCTACGAGACAAGTGCTGATGACTTAGACGAGTTCATTCGTCAATGGCTTTAACTAACTAACTGCTCACCAATGTCTAACACTTTTCGTTTCACTACTGTCTCCGAAGCTGTCAACCATTTGATGGAGCACTGCAAGTTGACTAATCAAGAATCAATGCACTTCATCTGGGATAATCAATTTACAATGGGTACAGATCGAGCAATCTGGTTGACTATCCCCGCTGATCTCACTAACTGACAGTTACACTTTCCCATCACTTTGTGTTGGGTTTCTGTAGCTCTCACCAGCTACACTCATTCACCTTATCACATTCACACATGTTCACTTCCATCGTTCCTGTTCGTTCTTCTGACGCTGTGTACTACATGACTGCCAATCCTATCACTGGTGTTGTTAACGTTGTATTCAACAACGGTTACAGCTACAAGTATACTAACGTTAGCCGTCGTGCTATCATCAACCTTCTTGCCAATCCTAACATGTCTCTTGGTTTTTGGGTTAACGAGAACTGTGTAAACGCTAAGCGTAGCACTATGTCTCTGCGTTACGCTATTGCTGTCTGATCTTTCATTTCTTCTCTCTCCATCCACTCAACACATTCACAGATGTTCTTCCAACCTTCCAACTTCACTTCTTCCAACATTCGTTCTATCCGCCTCAACCCCGAGACTAACCAAGTGATTGTACAATTCATGAACAACGCTAAGACTTATCTCTACGATAACGTTAGCACTGATGCAATTATTGACTTCTTCTTTGGTGAGTTTGAGTCGGTAGGTAAGTTTGTAAACGCTTACTGTAAGGGTAACCGTTACACTGTTGTTGGCTGATCGTTAACGTTTAGGTGGGCATCACTTGCTCACCTTTCTTTCTTCCACTTAATCCATTTCACATTCACTGATGCTGTTCTACACTCAACGTTTGACTGATGCTCTCCAAGAGCGTTTCGACGACATTGATGAGATCTACGACATTGCTAACTACGGTTGCAGTATGGGTGTCTCTGGGTTTGTATACTATCATGAGACAACTAAGTTCTTCACTGAGTTTGAAGATGATGTAGAAGATGTCTGCCATGACACGCTAGGTGAAGACTTCATGGAACAACTTTCCAAGGGTACAACGTCTATCCCGAACCTTATTCAGGTTATGGTATGGCACACCATTGAGACATATTGTCAGCGTGTTATGCAAGATGAAGAGGAGGGTAAGTACGCCTAGCCAACCGATTCACATTCACACTATCAAGGACGCAGCTAATGATTAGCAACACGTGCTACAAACTCATCAATACATCACATGATCTTATTATGTATTGGAAGCGTATCCTAGCTAATCCTGAGGTTGTGTTGTCTACTGTTGATCCATGGTATGAGTACCGAGAAAACCACGTAGATTATTATAGGTATCTTGCGTGGGCTGAAGATTACAACCAATCTGAAGAGAATTACTGAATGACTGACGAACAATTCATGCAACAGATCATCAAAGAATGGGAACGTATTGATGACGATCCCGACTTGTTTGATGATCTTAACTTGTTTGAACTTATGGAGGATGATGAATGACTAATTCTATCCACGACACATCCATCAAGGTTGATGTCTTTCCTGATGAGATTGACAACCGCATTTGGTTGTATATCGACGACTATTTCACATTCACAAACAATGACTGACTACAAACAACAAGCGATTGAGTATTGTCTGAATACGTTTAACTTTGAACGTGTCCATAAGGTAATGACTCACATTGACTGGAAGTGGGCAACAACTGATGGTTACAAAGTACCTACATTAGTACAGCTAATCCTTGCTGCACAGAAACGTCTTAATGACTCATGGGATAGGAAGGCTACTACATCAAGTGGCGGCATTGAGGCTGTCTATGTAGAAGCATCTTATGAAAACGGGAAGCTTGAGCCCCCAGGACTTGAGCTTAGGTTTATCCTTACTGATACCCAATCTTACTAAACATCTATGACTAAATCCAAGGAGTGGCTAATCTTTAACGCTGTTAAATGTTGGCTTCACTATTGTTCAACCACAACAGAATACACTGCAGAGTATCACAAACTACGTGATGAATACGAAACATTGGTTAACCAAAAGGGTGAGGAGGTAGACAACATCAAGGACGTAGCTCCTAAACCACGTGCAACCCGTACCCGTTCAACTAAGACTAAATAATGACACAACCACGTTTATACGAGGTGACCCTTAGTTCAGGCACTATACACTTGTTAGCGCCCGATTCTGAAGCTGCTGCATGGATAGCTTTGGAGTTGTCCCAAGAACGTGATGATGAATTATTAAATGTGAGGCAGGCTGATGAGTGGTAAGAAGTATTACCCAAACAACTGGCAAGAATACAAAGACGCACCTGATGACATGTTTGTTCCTCATACATTTGAGGAAGTTATGTCTTGGAAGGTAGGTGGCTGGGAGTTGCCTAGTTCTGTGTGCTGTATCATTCGTGCAGAGACAAAGAAAGGTAAGGTCAAAGAGTACACGTATCAAAAGCGTCATACAGCTGAGCAGAAAGTATCAGCGTTAATGCAAGCGGGTGTAGAGTTTACTGTCTGCACTGATGAACAAATCCATTTCATTTCACCACACTACGAAGAAGATGAGTCTGATCACGATTGAACAGTTTGAAGAGCTGAGCGAGGATTATCCTGAGCTTGCACAACTGATTCACATTCACGACGCGGAGGATTGTATTGACGACACAAGCCGAGATTGATGAACAGATCAAGTTCGAGCGAGAGGCTATTGCATTAGGTTTACAACGTCTATACAAGAACACACATGACCTAGAAGATAAGAGTTATGCATCAGCTAGTGTCTACGGCAACGCTTCGATTGATGCACTCTTACCTAAACTTGTACAATACATTGAGGATACTACCCACAACAGATTAAAGCGTGGCACTGGTCATCAATTCCAACTCATTAAATCTTATGTTGTACAGCTAGAACCATTAGCAGTTGCTACCATTGCTCTTAAGATTACCTTCGATAAGGTATTCTCATACAAAGATAAAGCTAATCAGCTTGTCAACGTGTGTGACACTATTGGAGCTGGCGTAGAGAATGAGTGTCAGATGAGGCACTATGAGACAGTAGCACCTGGTCTTCTTACTTCACTTAAGAAGAACTACTGGCACAAATCCATTGGTACTCAACAGAAACTAACGGTCATCAAGACATTGATGAACCGCCATGATAACATCCCTAAGTGGGAGACATGGGGTAGGGATAACCGTGTTAAGTTAGGCGGTTGGTTACTAGATTGCATCATGCAAGTTAGTGGTTGGTTCGAGAAACACATCGAACGAGACAGAAACCGTAAGACACAGTTTGTTGTCCCGACTGCCTACTTCATGGACATCAAGGACGCACTGATGAAAGAGGCTGAACTATTTAGTCCTCTTGCATGGCCAATGCTTATACCTCCTAATGATTGGAGCAATGAGCAAGCTGGCGGGTATGTCCTGAATGAGGTGATGAACGGGCATAAGCTAGTGCGTCGTGGACATGGCGGATGTATACAGGGGGAGAGACCCCTGGAGTTTCTGAACAAGATTCAGAAGGTAGCCTACTGTCTAAATCCGTTTATCGTAAGAGTAGCGGAGGAGTTAGATGAGAAGGGAGTACAAGTAGGTAAGTTCTTACCAGTAGTAGAACATCCCCTACCTCCTAAACCAGTAGATATAGCTGAGAATAGAGAAGCTAGAAAAACTTATAGGAGAGAGGCAGCTGAAGTAAGGAATAGACAAGCTAATGAGTTTAGGAAGTCATGTAGAACTCGCATGACAATGGAAGCAGTGAAGAGGTTTAAAGGAAGAGAGAAGTTCTATATTCCGTGGTCTTTTGACTACAGAGGTAGAGCTTATCCAATCCCTGCCTTTCTAACTCCTCAAGATACAGACTTTGGAAAAAGTTTATTGAGAAGTTATGAAGAAGCTTTCATGACTCCTGAAGCTGAGGACTGGTTAGCCTTTCAAGTAGCTACTACATGGGGTCTTGATAAAGCTCCTATGTCTGAGCGTTTAGCTTGGGTAAAAGCTAATTCCACATTCATCAAGCGCATTGTATTAAATCCTATTGGGTGTCTTCCTGAATGGGAAGTAGCTGATGAACCTTGGCAATTCCTAGCAGCTTGTGAGGAGTACTATCATTGTGTCTTAGCTTGTGACAGGCAGTTCACTGGTCTATTCGTTGCTACTGATGCTACGTGTTCAGGTCTACAAATCCTTGCAGGTCTTGCACGAGATCGTTCTACTGCTAAGCTAGTTAATGTCTTACCTAGTGATAAACCACAGGATGCTTATAAGGTCGTAGCTGAGACTGCTAAGCCGTATTGCCCAGCTTCTATTAGAGAACATCTCGATAGAAAGGTGGTCAAACGTGTAGTGATGACTATCCCCTATAATGCTAAACCATACTCCAACCGTGGGTATATCAGGGACGCACTACTGGAGAAGGGGGTAGAGATTGAGAAGGAAGACCTAAGCAAGACAGTCAAAGCTGTTAGAGATGCTATGGAGGAGGTCGTTCCTGGTCCTATGGCTGTTATGTCATGGATCGAGTCTGAAGTCTCCAAGGCTATTGATAACGGCAAGACTGAACTAACTTGGACTACACCATCTGGCTTTATCGTCACTCAACGACTGATGAAGAAAGAAAAGGTAACAGTCAAGCTACAGCTGTTGGGTCGTTGTGAACTAGAGGTGGCTGTTGATGATACCAAAGAGGTAGACAAGCAGCACCACAAGAACGCAACAGCTCCTAATCTTATCCACAGTCTTGATGCTAGCCTTTTACACCTAAGTGTCTTACGTTTCAACTCACCTATTGCTCTCATCCACGATTCAGTATTGTGTCGTGCTACCGATATGTCTACCCTCAGCACACTTGTGAGGGAGACTTACATGCACCTCTTTGCGGAGCATGATTACCTACTAGACTTTGCTTCACAGATTGGAGCAGAGACTGACCCACCGATCATCGGAGATCTGGAACCAGAGTCCGTGATTGAATCCACCTACTTTTTCTGTTAATGCCTCAAACCATCCACGTTACTAAAGAGCCTGTTGTCCTTGAAGGTTATCAGGCTATTCTCAAACCCAGTAAGTATGGCTACTCGCTGGGTGCTATTGTTGATCAGTCCATTGTTGATAAGCTTGAAGAAGATCGAGCTGATACTATCAAGTGGGCTGAGTCTAAACTGAAGAACCCGAAGCGTTCCACTCTCAAACCTGAACCATGGGAGGAAGTGTCTGATGGAAAGTACAAGGTCAAGTTCTCTTGGAATGAGGAGACTCGCCCACCTGTCGTTGACACAGAAGGGACTCCTGTTACTGATCCCAACACGCCTATCTACAGCGGATCTACGGTCAAGCTTGCCTTCCGTCAGAAGCCGTACATCCTTCGTGATGGCGTCACCTATGGAACGAGTCTTAAGCTTGTCGGTATCCAAGTCGTTACGGTTGGATCTAGTGCTGGTGTTGATACAGGCGATATGGGTGAAACTGAAGTGGCAGCTCTCTTTGGTCAAACTAAAGGTTACAAGACTTCTGAACCGAACGTAACCTCCACACCTGAGATTGAGGAAGATGATTTCTAATGCCTAAATACCGTTCAGGTCTTGAGGTGAAGGTTGCTGACCTTCTCTCAAGCTTGAAGGTAGAGTTTGAATACGAGTCAACCAAGGTTCCTTACGTTCTTCAATGCAACTACACACCCGACTTTCGTTTACCGAATGGTGTCTTCTTAGAAACAAAGGGGCGCCTGACGGAGGAAGACCGAAGGAAGATGATCGCAGTGAAGAAGATGAATCCCGACTTAGATATTCGATTCGTCTTTCAAGCACCTTATAACAAGATCTACAAAGGATCTAAAACTACCTACGCGAAGTGGTGCGAAAAGCATGGCTTCCAATACTGTTCCTTTCATTCCATCCCACTTGAATGGCTAACGTAGAATACGGCACCGCTGACTATTACGCTGAAGGCTTCAGTGACTACCTTGCTGATGTTGAGGCTGACCGACCTGATACTGTAGACAACCTTGTGGAAGGTTTCTACCGAGCACTTGATTCCTGGTTCGATTATCACGATGCACAAGCACGAGCATACGCAGCAATGCGAAAGCGAATTCGTGAGACACTTACCGTGTGAAACGTGTGGATCATCAGATGCAAACTCTTTGTACTCTGATGGTCATACTTTTTGTTTCTCTTGTAATACCTATGGTCATACGGAGGAGTCATTTCACATTCACACAATGTCTACTAATGTACAGATGCGTGGCTCACCCGAAAGGTTGCAGAAACGACGCATCTCAGAGAAAGTCTGCCAGAAGTACAAGATCCATAAGGATGGTACTGTACTCCGCTTCTATTACTTCAGTGAATCTGGTGTCTTAGAAGGTTGTAAGGTAAAGACAAAAGACAAAGTATTCACCTACGAAGGTAATGTCCCTGGAACACTCTTTGGACAACATTTGTTTCCCTCCACTGGAAAACGAGTTGTCATTACAGAAGGCGAACTCGATGCAGCTTCATGTCAAGAAGCTATGCCGGGGTGGCCGATGGTTTCTTTACCTAGCGGTGCCGCAGCGGCAAGAAAGTCGATTCAACGGGCTATCCCCTGGCTCCAAGGTTATGAGGAGATTGTCCTGTTCTTCGATAATGACGAGGCAGGCCGTAAGGCGACGGAGGAAGCAGCAGGGGTACTGCCACCTGGCAAGTGCAAGATCGCCCGTCTGGAGGCGTACAAAGATGCCTCAGACGCGCTACAAGCTAATGACAGTGAGGCGATTCGTCGAGCTATATGGGATGCTAAACCTTATCGACCTGATGGCATTGTAGACGGTAAGTCTCTCCTAGAACTAGTCACAACACCAACACCACCATCTGATCATGACTATCCTTTTCAAGGAATCCAAGACAAACTACACGGGATCAGGTTTGGAGAACTTGTCACGATCACTGCAGGATCTGGCATCGGAAAGTCCAGCTTCTGTCGTGAACTCGCAACTCACCTGTTACGTAACGGCGAGCGGGTCGGTTACTTGGCTCTTGAGGAATCCAACCGTCGTACAGCTCTTGGACTGATGTCCGCTGCTGTTGGTAAGTCACTACACATTGGAGAACATGACCGAGCTACTCTCACCCAAGCATATCAAGACACTCTTGCTAATTGGAACCTCTTTCTTTTTGACGGCTTTGGTTCTTTTGATCCTGATCTCATCTACAACCGAATTGAGTACTTGGCAACGGGTCTTGATACAAGGGTAATATTCCTTGATCACCTCTCTATCCTGTTGAGTGGTTTGGATGGTGATGAGCGGCGGATGATTGATACCACCATGACTAAGTTGCGTTCTCTTGTGGAGCGTACTGGTGTGGCTATGTTTCTTGTCTCTCACCTACGTCGTACATCTAATGACCAAAACCATGAAGAGGGTGCCCGCGTCACTTTGGGACAGCTGCGAGGATCTGCGGCTATTGCACAGCTGTCTGACGGAGTTATTGCACTTGAACGAAACCAGCAGAGCACATCTGGAGGAAGTGATACGACTGTGCGAATCCTCAAGAATCGCTATTCAGGCGAGGTTGGCGTCGCGTGTACACTGAGCTATGATCTGAACACCTGTAAATTCAAAGAGACTAAATCTAATGAAGAATTCGACCCTGCCACCGACTTCTAATGGTGAGCGCTACCTGCATTTCCCCACTGGACTTACCTTGAAAGCACCTAACCCTCCCACACCTGAAGCTGTAGCCAAGGCACAATTCATTGATAAGACCTATGTCTGGAAAGGCGCTGCTCCGAAGGCTCAACCTTCTTGAGTTGATGATCTTCGTCACAAACCTATTTATTGTTGCTGGTGTAATACGACACTGGAATGACGCTTATCTTTGACATCGAAACAAACGGTCTAGTTCATGATGTTACCCACATCCACTGTATTGGCATCTACGATACAGAGACTAACCAAACCCTTGTCTATAATGATGAAGGGAATACGGAACCAGTTGTTCGTGGGATACAACGGCTTGAGGATGCTGATTGTATTGTCGGGCATAATATTATCAACTACGACCTACCTGTTATTCGCAAGCTTTTCCCCTGGTTTAGAGCCAGTGGCAGTGTTCTTGATACTCTTGTGCTCAGCCGCATTTGCCACGCTGACATTCTGAAGACTGATCAGAAGCGTAACTGGAAGAACATGCCGTTACAGCTGTATGGTCGTCACTCCCTTGAAGCCTATGGTTATCGCCTCGGTGAGTACAAAGGAGAGTTCGGTAAGACTTCAGATTGGAAGGAGTGGAGTCAAGAGATGCAGGACTATATGGTACAAGACGTTGTTGTTACTACAAAACTTTGGAAACATTTTCAACCATTCCTGAATGGATCACGCTAGAACACCGTGTTGCAGAAATCCTCACTGAACAAGAATTGTATGGATGGTTTTTTGATGAACCAGCTGCATGGCAACTTGCACAAACTCTCTACACCGAGCTTGATAGCCTTAATCAGCTATTACGGGAGCGGTACCCTTACGTGTCGGGACCGGAGTTTACTCCTAAACGACCTAATCGAACCCAAGGGTATGTCGCTGGAGCTACTTTCACTAGACTAAAGGAGTTCAACCCAACCAGTCGTGATCACATTGCATGGGTCATGAAGACACGGTTCAACCGTAACTTCGAGAAGATGACAGCAACAGGTAAACCTGTCATCAACGAGACAACACTCAAGGACATAGGCACAGAGGAAGCTCTGCAGTTCTTTCGTAGCCTTGAGTTAACCAAAAGCCTTGGTATGTTGTCTGAAGGTAACAATGCCTGGTTAAAGCTTGTCCGTGATAACCGAATCCATCACCACTGTTCAGTAGCTACGAACACATTTAGATGTGCTCATCGTAACCCAAACCTTGCACAGGTACCAAGTGATCTTGAATTTAGAAAACTATTCCGTGCTAGCCCTGGTTATGTCATGGTTGGTGCTGATCTCGCAGGCATTGAACTACGAATGCTCGCACACTACCTTGCTCGCTATGATGGAGGCAGGTACGGAGATGTACTTCTCAACGGTGACATTCACCAAGAGAACGCAGACAAGATTGGTATCTCCCGTCGTCTAGTCAAAACAGTTACTTATGCCTTTCTGTACGGAGCCGGTGACCACAAGATCGGATTATCTTATGATGCACAATTATCGACGCAAGCCGCTAAAAAGAAAGGGGCTGAGATACGTCAAGCTTACATGGATGCAATTCCAGGACTTGAGAAACTGGTTACTGCGGTTAAGTCCAAGGCGGAATCTGGTTACATCAATTTGTGTGACGGTCGCCGCTGTTCTGTTGATGGTAGCCACAAAGCCCTTAACTACCTACTCCAAGGGAGCGCAGGTATTGTAGCAAAACAATGGATGGTTATTGCTAATAACACATTCATCAACAACAATGCCCACCAACTTGCATTCATTCATGATGAACTACAGTGGGAGACATTACCAGAGTATGTAGATGATCTGAAGTTTCACCTTGAGTTCTGTGCTGCGCAAGCTGGTGAATATTACAACCTCCGAGTCCCTATTGCTGCCGAAGGGAAGATCGGATCCACCTGGGCAGATGTACACTAATTATTATGGCTGTAAAATCTAAAACCGCACTGGGACGTGTTGAATTCCAATCCCGTGCAAAACATAAACACACCCGTCAAGGTAATGGCCGTCGTAGTCTTCCTTCGCATGGGCGTAAGCTCAAGCGGGGACAAGGAAGGTGAGTCTTTTAATTGATGCCGATTATATCGTCTACAAATGTTGCGCAGGGACAGAAACCGAAATTGACTTCGGAGAAGATCTTATCGTCGTTACCTCCAGGTTCAGTGAAGCCTATGAGTACGTCGAACGAGAACTCTATAATATCGCTTCTGACCTTGGATGTTTTGATGATACTATTCTGTTTTTTTCTGATAGTATCAACTTCCGTAAATCTATTGACCCAAGCTATAAAGGACATCGAAACCGAAAGAAACCGTGCGGTTACAAAAGGGTCATCAACAAACTCAAGGAAGACTACCATGTGGTAATCATGCCTACTCTTGAAGCTGATGATGCGCTCGGTATCTACGCCACAAAAGAGAAAGGTCACATCATCTGCAGCCCTGATAAAGATATGCGACAGATTCCTGGTGAGTTATACGACTTCACTCAGGAAGTAAGTACAATCACCCCAGAAGAGGGTTATCGTTGGCACCTTATTCAAACTATGGCTGGTGATCAAACTGATGGTTATGCTGGTGTCCCTGGTATTGGAGTGAAACGTGCTGCAGCACTTCTAGCAGAGAAAGGTGATAATTGGAAGACAGTCGTGGATGCTTTCATGGAGAAGGGTCTCGATGAGTCAGTTGCATTGCAGAATGCACGATTAGCAAAGATCCTTCAATGTGAAGACTATGATTTCACCAATCAAGAACCAAGACTTTGGACTCCCAGCCCCGATTGTCACGCTGACAATGGAGCAAGAGTTCAAGATGAAACAGATTGAGGATGCACTACGTCATCCTGAATCAAAGAAGGAAGACATCATTACGATCTTCCTTGCCTTACAACGCCAATGCTTTGTGCTTGGTAACTCGATGTCCAACCTAGTTAAAAAATGGCCTACACCTCGCCCAAACACTACGGAAACAGCTGGGAAGTCGGAGACTTTATCCGACAACAGCAACTGAATTTCCATCTTGGTAATGCAGTAAAGTACATCTGCCGTTGTGGTAAGAAGGACGGAGAGACCACAATTAACGATCTCACTAAAGCAATCCACTACCTACAAAATGAACTTGAAAACGAAATCGTTTCTCAGCATACAAGCAAAGGAATTCCGGAAAAGTTTCCAGGTCAGGAACAGTACGAGTCCAGCTTCACGGACTATGCAACGGAGTTTGATCGTTGAGGAATTCAAAGAGTTCCTTGATGCAGAGAATCAACTCATCATGGGTCTTCGAGTTAATGCTTCAGAATGCCTGAAGGAACTCGCTGATCTTGTTTATGTCTGCTACCAGTATGCAGAAAACCTTGGTTGGGATCTTGATGAAGCTCTCAATCGTGTCCATCAAAGCAACATGAGTAAGCTTGGTGATGATGGGCAACCTATCCGTCGTGATGATGGAAAAGTCCTTAAGGGACCAAACTACAAAGAACCCGACCTAAAAGATCTTGTTTAAGGTTGGGGTGTTAACCTTTAATAACATAATTCCTTATTAAAAGAATGTCTACCACCACCAAAGAACTAATCGCCCGAACTGGGCGTGTACAAAATTGGATTGATGACCCAACCTCTCGCCTGCCTGTCTCCTGTACCGTCTTTGTCGTGGAAGACACTATGGAAGGAGAAAATGGAATCGAAGCCAGTTGGCGTTTCGTTAGCCATGCGCTCCGCTACGGTGCAGGAGTTGCTGTCCACCTTAGCAAACTGCGACCCAAAGGATCTGAAAATGGAAAAGGACTTGTAGCATCTGGTCCTGTATCCTTTGCTAAGATCTACTCAACCCTCAATGAAATCCTGAGGCGTGGAGGTGTTTATAAAAATGGAGCTGTTGTATGTCATCTTGATCTCAACCATCCTGATGTGCTTGAGTTCATTACTGCTAGTCGTAGTGAGCTACCTTGGGTTAAACGTTGTGTCAACATTAACGACCATTGGTGGGAAGAAGCCACTGAGAACACTAAGGCTGCACTCCTTGAAGGAATCAAGAAAGGTGACATCTGGCTCAACAAAACAAAAGTAGATCGAAATGGAAATCGAATCCGGGGTAACGTATGCTTGGAGGTTTACCTGCCCTCACGCGGAACATGTCTACTGCAACATGTCAACCTCGGCGGATGTGAACTCTATGACATTCAAAGTGCATTTGTCCACGGAATGTCCGAGCTGTGCGCCCTCCACAGCAAAACAGGTGTTGGAGAAAGCGGAGAGTACCTCCCTTCAGAGACTGATCGCCAAGTCGGTCTCGGACTCCTTGGGTTGGCAAACATGCTTAGGCGGCATGGTGTAACCTATAAGCAGTTCGGTGAAGCACTTACTGATATCCGCCTTGGGCGTATGGCTCAGACCCCTGCTCACATCCTTGCTGCTGAGATCAATGCAGGCATCCAAGCAGCTGCTGAGGTAGCACGGGTTAACAATATGGAGCGAGCCTTTGCCATTGCTCCCACTGCCTCATGTAGTTACCGCTACAAAGATCTCGATGGGTACACTACTACCCCTGAGATTGCTCCTCCCATCGCCCGTCAGGTAGACCGTGATAGCGGTACGTTTGGCGTCCAGAGCTTTGATTACGGTCCTGTTGAGATCGCATCAGAAGTTGGCTGGGATGATTATAAAGCAGTGTGTGATGGTATTATCACCATGCTTGACAAGACTGGACTGTTGCACGGTTACTCCTTCAACAGTTGGTCTGATGTGGTTACCTATGATGACACATTCATCAATAATTGGTTGGAAAGTCCACAGACTTCTCTTTATTACTCGCTTCAAATCATGGGGGATACTCAGGATAAAACAAGCGCTTATGCTTCTTTAGATGAATCTGAAGTTGATGATTATTTGAATTCTATCCTAAATGACCCAGCCCCAGACTGCAACTGCGGAGAGTAAGCTTTGTGGCAGGTGTGGTGTAGTCAAAGCCCTTGATAATTTCTACGACAATAGACGTTACAAGACAGGTAAAGCTTCTTACTGCAAAGAGTGTCACAGTGGTTACTATAGATCCCGTTGTCCAGAAAAACGAAGACTTGAGGCTGTGAAGTACAAGTATGGTCTATCCGAAGAAGCATATTACCAACTCAAGCTTTCTGCAAAAAATACATGTCAGACATGTGGCACACCAGAAGGTGACACCAAGCCTACAAAACTTGTTGTAGACCACTGCCACGAAACAGGAAAGGTTCGTGGAATGATATGTGATAAGTGCAACCGAGCGTTAGGGCTTGTTGGAGACAACATCCAAACACTTCAAAATCTTATTACTTATCTAAATAATCAATGAATCCTTATCAAAAACTCCTAAATCGTAAACGTACATGGACACCTGTCCAAACCACTGCTGGTAAACTTACCGAAGGTGCGGAAGAGACAATCTACCGTGCCCTGGCTATTCGTCACATGGAACTACCAGTTGGTGATTTTATTAAAGACGCACTTAAGAATGAAGTACCGGAAATGGCAAGGGACATTCTTCTGTCCAATATCAAGGACGAAGAGAATCATGACCTTGCACTCGGTTACATCGCCAACGCTATCGGTGTTGATGAAGAAGCTGAAGCGGAAGCAAAACGAATTCGTGACGCATGGGTGGCTCATCCAGATCACACGCTCCTCAAAGCACTTGTTGCCGAGCGTGCAATTTTCTTTGTGCTCCTCCCATTCTTCCGATTTAACGGTGATGCTGGTCTCCGAACAGTGAGTGCTGACATTAGTCGTGATGAACAAGTTCACGTTGCTACCAATAGCCTTGTTTGTCGTGAGTTGGGGCTTGATATCAGTCCTTCTCTTGATAAACTGCGTAAGGCAACTATCAACTGGGTGATGCAACCTTTGAGTTCAACAAACTCCCTTAAATATTTGAACAAAAAATTTTGGCTGGATTCCAGTGATCGGCTAATGTATGAAGGCAAAGCTCCAGAGCTTTCCGACACCAAACGAGCACGAATGCCAGCTTTCTTTGAACATGCAAACCCCAACCTCCCACAATACGCTTAGTCTACTTGATGTACGTGGCATGACAGCTAATGCCATGCTTGCTAAGCTAGATGAAACGTTTCCACCCACCAACCCTACACCTGATATGACAATGGAACAAGTGATGTACCGATCCGGTCAACGTAGTGTCGTTGAGTGGGTCATCAATTATATGGAGGAGAACGATGGCTACGCTATCTGAGATGATCAGAGATGTTGGCAGTGTTCTTAGTGGACAAGAGGCTCAAAAAATCGCTGACAAAACTGGTAAAACTTATGCAGAAGTTCTTGCCAAAGCTCAGAAACTTAATATTGGGATTGGCGCAGGCGCTGTAAACACGTATAACCAGGCTCCTGCTGAACCGGCACGAACACCCAGGGCTATGGCAGCACAACAAGCTGTAGCACCTTTGCAAGATTTGAGTATTAACCGTGGGTATATTTATCAGGGTACCATGGGTACTCAAGGTGGAGTACCAATACCCATCATTGCCCCACGTAGCTCTGTCCAAAATCAAAGGGCAACACCGGAACCTGCCCCTACTCCCTCTCCAGAGGCATCACCATCCTCTGCTCCATCAAGCCCCGCAGCACCACCTGCTGCACCTGCCGAACCTGCCGGTCCTGACTACAACAGCATCATGGCTCCATTCTTGGAGATGCTTGCAGCAACAACAGCTAATAGTCAGCAACAGATGGCTGATCTGCAAACCATGATGGCGTCTGGCCTTGCTAATTCACAAGCAATGTTCCAGCAACAAATGGAACAAAATCTTGCCCTTGCTGAGCAAGAAAAAGCTGCTAATCGTGCTTTCATGATTAACTCTGGTCGTCAAACATCCCCTGCCAACCTTCAACTTGGTATCGGATATAACCAGAATAAACTTGCTGGTACTGAAGGATTCAAGTATCGTCCTAAGCAAGTAACTGCTGCACCTATTGCCTTTAGTGCACCTACCCTGTCTGCATCTGCAGCATCACAAGTACCTACTGTTATTAACGTCTGATGACCGCTAAACTTCGTTATGACAGATTGTCCTCAGACCGTGCCCAGTTTCTAAACACTGCTAGACAAGCAGCAGATCTAACTCTTCCTTATCTTATCCGAGAGGATGAGGTATACACCAAAGGTTCTATCAAACTTACAACCCCGTGGCAAAGCGTTGGTGCAAAGGGGGTAGTCACTCTGGCATCTAAATTGATGCTAGCTCTACTGCCACCTCAAACCAGTTTCTTTAAGCTACAGGTTAATGATATCAACCTTGGTCAAGAACTAGGACCTGAGATTAGATCAGAACTTGACTTGTCGTTTGCTAAAGTAGAACGTACTATCATGGAAGCTATTGCTGCTTCTGGTGATCGTGTCGTTGTACACCAAGCGCTAAAGCATCTTGTTGTAGCTGGCAATGCTCTTATCTTCATGGGTAAGGATGGGCTTAAGCTTTATCCTTTGAACCGTTATGTGGTAGATAGAGATGGCAACGGTAATGTTATTGAGATCGTAACAAAGGAGACAATCTCGAAAAAAATACTGAAAAAATTTTACCCCAATTATAAAGATCCTCAACCCAATGAGCCAATGGATGAATCCAGGTCTCATGAGGATGAGGTTGATGTCTATACACATTGTACTCTTGATAACAATCGTTGGATCTGGCATCAAGAAATTAATGGGGAACAACTACCTGGATCTCAAGGTAAAGCACCCAAAGACTCAACACCTTGGCTAGTCCTTAGGTTCAACCATGTAGATGGTGAAGTCTATGGACGTGGTAGGGTAGAGGAATTCATCGGAGACCTGAAGTCTCTTGAAGCTCTATCGCAAGCAGTAGTTGAAGGATCAGCAGCAGCTGCCAAGGTTGTCTTTACTGTATCACCTTCTAGTACTACTAAACCTGCTACACTTGCTAAAGCAGGTAACGGTGCTATCATCCAAGGTCGTCCTGATGACATTGGTGTTGTACAAGTTGGTAAGACAGCTGACTTCCAAACTGCTTACCAAATGATTGGTACACTGACTCAACGTCTAAGTGATGCATTCCTTGTCCTTACTGTACGACAAAGTGAACGCACTACTGCGGAAGAGGTACGACTCACACAACTGGAACTTGAACAACAACTCGGGGGACTCTTCTCCCTTCTTACTGTTGAGTTCCTTGTACCGTACCTGAACCGTAAACTTAGTGTTGCACAAAAGGTTGGTGATATCCCTCGCCTTCCTAAAGGTGACATTGTTAAACCTACGATTGTCGCTGGTATCAATGCATTGGGTCGTGGCCAAGATCGTGAAAGCTTAGCGCAATTCCTTGGTACTATTGCACAGACAATGGGACCTGAAGCACTTCAAACCTACATCAATCCTGAAGAAGTCATCAAACGATTGGCTGCTTCACAAGGTATTGAAGTCTTGAACCTTGTTAAGAGTATGCAAGAGGTTCAGCAACAACAACAAGCCGCTATGCAACAACAAGCACAGATGGCTATGACACAACAAGCTGGACAACTAGCACAAGTTGAGCAACGTCGTGAACAAGCGGCAGGACAGATGGCTCAACAAATGATGCAACAACAACCACCACAAATGTAACCACCACTTATGAGTGAAACTCTAACTTATAACGAAGCACCTGCAGATCAAGGTGAACTTAATGCTGATGAGCAGGACTCCCTAGCTGTAGCTGAAGCAGCTGAAGGTGAACAAAACCCAATGTATGCTGGTAAGTTTAAGGATGCTCAATCCCTTGAACAAGCATACATCGAACTTCAAAAGAAACTAGGAGAACCACGTGATGAAGTACAGCAAACCGATGAAGCCGAACCCGGTGAAGAAGCCGACGAAGAAGTAGAAGAGTCTGAAGAAGAAGAAGCACCTACTGAAAACCAACTGACTCAAGAACAAGCTGATCAGTTGTTTAAGATGGTAGGTGGTAAGAAAGCCTATCAATCTATGATCGGCTGGGCTGGACAAAACCTTTCCGAAGGTGAGATCCAGATGTATGATTCAGTGATGGGTAAAGGTGACCCTAGTGCTATCTTCTTTGCTGTACAAGCACTAGCTGCTAAGTACACTGATGCAGTTGGTAAGGACGGTAACCTGTTGACTGGTCGTAGTGCTAGTAAAGAGGACAACTCCTTCCGTAGCCAAGCTGAACTTGTACAAGCAATGAGTGATCCACGTTACGATAACGACCCAGCTTATCGACGGGATGTAATGAATAAGCTTGAAAACTCTGATCTTCAATTCTAATGACCACCAACATTTGGGCTAAAGAACCTATCATGTACACCGACAAAGATTACACCGTGCCTCATAACGAACGTGCTGAACTCCTCAACGGTCGCCTTGCTATGCTTGGCGTTATGGCTGCTATTGGCGCTTACGTTGTGACGGGTCAACTTATCCCTGGAGTATTTTAATCATGGCTTGCGGTAAGAAAGGCTACAAAGGTGGCGGTACTAAGAAGAAGTAAGTATTGATAGATCCGCCAATACTGCGCGTGTATTGGTGGATTAGTAGGAGTAAGTAATATAAAAGTTCTTTGCTTTATTATTATGATTCCTGTTCTAACTACTCTATCGGTGATCGCTAGTTGGTATGGTCCCGGCTTTAACGGTAACCTTACTGCTAACGGTGAACGATACAATCAACATGCCCTTACTACTGCGCACAAGACACTACCATTTGGAACACGCCTTAGGGTTTGCTTCAAGAGGTGTGCCGTTGTTCGGGTGAATGATCGTGGTCCTTACATTCATGGTAGGACTCTTGATCTAAGTAAAGGTGCGGCTGATACTATCGGTCTCACTGGTTCTGGAGTTGGACGAGTCAAAGTAACACGTCTTAATTAACTACCATGGTTACTATTGCACAACCCCAAACATGACTGACACATTTCGTAAATGGACAATATGGACCTCTATTTCTCTCTTTGAATTCTGTGTGTGGTCTTGGAGGAACCATATGTGGAACCACCTTGACGGATTTCCAAATGAAGAACGAATGAGGGATTTGTTCTGGCATTATTTGAATTTTGGGAATACTACCACATACTATGACTGGGACAGATGAAGAACTGACACAAGGGATGCTCCAAGTGTCCCTGTGATGCCTTATAATACTCTCATACACAAAGGAACTTCAAATGCCTATTGAAATCACCAACCAAGTTCGTATTCAAGAACACGAAGATTTTTGGTACACAGTGGAAGACACTCACCTTGATGTAAATTGTGATGGATGTACCATTTCTGAATGGGTATATGATGTTGAGAAAGGTGATAAACGAATTCGCCATATTTGTATGAATGAAGAAGAAGCACTTGCTGTTGCTGATGCCATCTACAAACTCTTCAAAAAGAACTGAAATGATTACCGCAACTGTCCTGCGCCCAACTAACCCAATTCGGGGTATGTGGGATTCATATTTAAACTGGGTAACCAGTACTAAAAATCGTCTTTATATCGGCCATGCTGGGGTAATTATGATCCCCTGCTTGTTGGCCGCAACAACTTGCTTCATCCTCGCATTCATTGCCGCACCACCTACTGACATTGATGGCATTCGTGAACCAGTATCAGGCTCCCTCATGTGGGGTAACAACATTATCTCAGGGGCAGTGGTACCCAGCTCGAACGCAATTGGGCTACATATGTACCCAGTGTGGGCTGCCAATTCGCTGGACGAATGGCTTTATAACGGCGGCTGCTACCAGCTCATTATCTTCCACTTCCTTATCGGTGTGTATGCCTACATGCTCCGGGAATGGGAGCTATCGTACCGATTGGGAATGAGGCCTTGGATTTGTGTCGCATACTCAGCTCCGGTGGCGGCGGCTACCGCTGTATTTCTTGTCTATCCCTTCGGACAAGGTTCCTTCTCTGATGGTATGCCTTTGGGTATCTCGGGAACCTTCAACTACATGCTTGTGTTCCAGGCTGAACATAACATCCTTATGCACCCCTTCCACATGCTTGGAGTTGCGGGTGTTTTTGGTGGGTCTCTATTTAGCGCGATGCACGGCAGCTTGGTTACGTCTAGTCTTGTTCGTGAAACGACTGAAGAAGTATCTCAGAACTATGGATACAAGTTTGGTCAAGAAGAGGAGACGTATAACATCGTTGCCGCTCATGGTTATTTTGGACGTTTGATCTTCCAGTATGCATCTTTCAATAATAGCCGTAGCCTTCATTTCTTCCTTGCTGCTTGGCCTGTTGTTGGTATCTGGTTTGCTGCTTTGGGCGTTTCGACCATGGCTTTCAATCTTAATGGTTTCAACTTTAACCAAAGCCTTATCGATGCTCAAGGGCAAGTGATCAACACCTGGGCAGATATTCTGAATCGTGCTAACCTTGGTTTCGAAGTGATGCATGAACGTAATGCTCACAACTTCCCCCTTGATCTTGCTGCAGCTGAGACAACTCCTGTAGCACTTACTGCTCCGGTGATTGGCTAATGGCTAAACGTGGTCTCTATGCAAACATCCATGCTAAACGGATGAGAATCAAACAAGGTAGTGGTGAGAAGATGAGGAAGCCCGGTAGTCCTGGTGCTCCTACTGCTGCACAGTTTAAGAAGGCAGCCAAGACTGCTAAGAAGAAGTAAGCAACGTACGTTCATCCCTTCGGGGACGCATACCGCCTGAGCATGGAACGGGGCTCAGACACTTCTTTCCGAACAATGACACAAGTCGAATTGGATGCCCGTGTACGGGAGCAGAAAGCTCAACAGAAAGAGCAGAAGCTGAAGTATCGCGGCGTTGCTTACACACCTAAACAAAAATAACTAAACGGAGTCAGGCACCTCAGAGTCGGACCTGGCTCCTATTGGCGTTGGCCTCTACGGAGACAACCTTCGCCGTCTAGACGGTGGGATAGACCACAATAAAAATCTAAAAAATTTCCAAACGTTTGGGAGCAAGTCTTATTACTTAACTCCTTTAAAAATGGCTTTTCAATCTAATGTGAACCCCGCACAACTTACTGTACCGGGTTCAGATAATTTCGGCGCGGATCGCCGTGCCCTTTACCTGAAACTGTTTTCGGGTGAGATGTTCAAAGGTTTCCAGCATAACACTATTGCTCGGGACCTGATCATGAAGCGTACCCTGAAGAACGGCAAGTCTCTGCAGTTCATCTTCACGGGTCGTACTAAGTCGGAGTTCCATACTCCTGGTAACAGCATCCTGGGTGACAGCAACGGTGCACCCCCGGTGGCTGAGAAGACTATCACCTGTGATGATCTTCTGATTAGCTCTGCTTTCGTGTATGAGCTGGATGAGGTGCTTGCTCATTACGATCTTCGTAGTGAGATCTCTCGTAAGATTGGTTATGCTCTTGCTGAGAAGTATGACCGTCTTGCTTTCCGTGCTATCACTCGTGGTGCACGTCAGGCTAGCCCCATCACCGCTACTAACTATGTAGAGCCCGGTGGTACTCAGATTCGTGTTGGCACTACCGCCAATGATTCTGATGCTTATGTGGCTGCCAATCTGGTGTCTGCATTCTATGATGCAGCTGCTGCTCTGGATGAGAAGGGTGTTTCTAGCGATGGTCGCGTGGCTGTCCTTAACCCCCGTCAGTACTATGAGCTGATCCAAGCTGTCGGTACTAATGGTCTGGTGAACCGTGATGTTCAAGGTACTGCTCTGCAGTCCGGTCAAGGTATCATCGAGATCGCTGGTATCAAGATCTACAAGTCCATGAACATTCCGTTCCTGGGTAATTATGGTACTGCTTATGGTGGTACTACTGGTGTGACTGATCCCGGTAACACTGGTAACTTTGTTGGAGAAGCTCTGACTGCTGATGATAATTATGATGATACTTCTACTGGTATCAACAACGATTATGGTACTGCTGCTGAAGTGGGTGCCAAGTCCTGCGGTCTTATCTTCCAGAAGGAAGCTGCAGGTATGGTGGAAGCTATTGGTCCTCAGGTGCAAGTCACCAGCGGCGATGTGTCTGTCATCTATCAAGGTGATGTGATGCTGGGTCGTCTGGCTTGCGGTTGTGACTATCTGAACCCTGCTGCAGCTGTTGAGCTGTACGTGGGTGCTGCTGCTCCTTCCGCTTTCTGATCTATTATTGAATTACGGGAGTCTCTTCGGGGGCTCCTTTTTTTAAAATCTTTATATAACATTATTGTTATCATGCCATTTCCTACCACTGGCTCCAACACTGAGCTACAAGCTGTTAATCAGATCCTGGCGTCAGTTGGTCAGGCTCCTGTTACTACGTTGACAACTGAAGAGACTCTTGTAATTAATGAAGTAAGTCGGTTCACTGGTTCTATCTCTGGTACAACACTTACGACAACTACTGCTAACATCCCAGTCGGTACCTATATTGGTGGTACTGGTGTGACAAGTGGTACGTCTATTGCTACAACTGGTGTAGAAGTTGTACCTGCTACAGACCCTGTAACGTATGAATACACTGTGAATATTTCACAGACTGTGTCTGAACGTACTTTGACTCAATCTAATGTTACAAGTAGAGTTGAAACTCCAACCAACCCGGACGTTGCGATTGTACTCAACACCCTCCGAGAAGTTTCCCGTGAAGTACAGGCAGAAGGCTGGACATTTAATAAAGAATATGATTACCCAATCACCCCTGATTCCAACAATGAAGTACTGATTCCTAATAATGTACTTCAAATGGATTTGAATCAGAACTACCCAATTAATATGAATCGTGATGCTGTCAATCGTGGGGGTAAACTCTATGATCGTACAGCACATTCATACACTTGGGATGATGAAACAATCTATGTAGACATCACTTGGTACTTTGATTGGGAAAATATTCCAACCCCTGTACAAGCGTTTATCGTAGCACGTGCTGCTTCTATTGTATCTAGTCGTATTGTTGGTGACGGTAATCAGTACCAAATGCTTCAACAAAAGGAAGCGTTTGCCCGATCAATGGCACTTGAATATGAGTGTAACCAAGGAGACTATACTTACTTTGGTAGTCCCCAAGGGCAAAACTATTATCAAAGCTATCAACCTTATCATACATTGTATCGCTGATGCCTGCTGTAACCCAACTAACACCAAACTTTCTTGGTGGTGTCTCTCAACAAAATGATGACAAAAAATTAAACGGTCAACTTACTGAGTGCATCAATGGGTATCCTGATCCTACCTTTGGTCTTTTGAAAAGAAGTGGTCTAAGGTTTACCAGTGTCTTTAAGAAGCCTGATGGCTCTTCTTTCAGTAAGGCTGAACTTGAAGATGCAGCTTGGTTCTTTATTGAACGTGATATAGCTGGCTCTTACATTGGTGCTATTAAAGATGATAACATCTATGTATGGGTAGCCACCACTGGTGA